GTTGAAGTGTGGCCATACTTCAGACGGTTTTAATCAACAGATTGCCCTTGCATTAGAGGTTCCGGTGGAAATCGTCACCGGCGACCACGGGCACGGCCAGATTAAACTCGGAAACATGAAATCCTTGAAAAAGGAAAAAATACTCGGCGTTAATACGCTTGTTGCGGATTTCGATAAAGTACCCGAATCAATAACCAACATGATCGAAAGTGGTCAATATTCGGCTGTCTCGGTCGAGATTGAAGATCAAGTTGGCGAATTTGGACCCGTAATCACGGGTGTCGCTTTGCTCGGCGCGGAAGAACCAGCAGTTGATAAAGCGACATTAGCCGGTGCCCAGGTTTATGCTTTTACGCAAAGACAAGGGGCCAGAATACTATCGTTTAAGGTCGGCGACGATTTGGTATCTGTTAAGGCTAAAATAAAATCCGCATTCACCAAAATAGGTGACGTGTTTGAAAATCTGGTAGAAAATACATTTTCTAAAGCCGCGCCTACCAATCAAGAAGTTGAAGATAATAACACCTTCAAACAATTTGCCGTCGCTTTAGGGCTTCCGGAAGACGCCACAGCTGATGAAATCGTGGCTGCTCTGAAAAACCTGAAAGCAAGCAAGCCAGCCGACTCAACACAGGAGAGCAAGTCGAAAAACCAAAAGGGGGAAAACATGGATATTCTAAAACAAATCGCAGTTGCATTAGGACTCTCTGAAGACGCTACTGTCGAACAGGTCGTAAACGCTGTAAGCGTCAAGGGCGTGGACATAAAGTCCATCGCCGTTCTTCTGGGGCTTCCGGAAGATGCCACCATCGAACAGATAGTGGCGGCCATTAATGCTCTTGGAGTTGCTGCACCGCCTCCGGCGAATGAACCGCCATTGGGTGAAATGGCCAAGGAACTCAAAAAGGCTAACGAAAGAATCGCAGCCCTTGAAGCATCTGGAAAACATCAGGCGACTCTCTCGGCGTGGAAATCTAAAACCAGTAAATTCACAGCTTTACCTGGTACGCCGGAAGAACACGCGGCACGCCTTGCCGTCATTGAGGAAAAATCCGGCAAAGCCATCGCCGACCAGCAGTTTTCGGTATTAGAAGCTGCGGACAGGGTAGCCGTGGAAGCAACAAAGGTGACGGGTACATCGAGGCATTCAGAGCCGACAGACTTCGAAAATGAAGTCATGAAGTACCGGAAAGATAATCCCAACGCCACCAAAGCCGATGCGATTAAAGCGGTATCCAGAACGCATCCGGATCTGTATTTCCAGAAAAGGTAATTAAAGGAATCTAATTCTAAAAAGGGGGATAAATAATCATGGGAATGAATGCAAAACCAGTTTTAACCGAAACCTTCACCAGCACGAATGACCTCCGTAGCTACCAGTATTACGGGGTAAAGCTTTCAGCCGACAGGACCGTAATCCTTCCCACTGCGGATACCGACAAATGTATCGGTATTCTCCAGAACAAACCCAACGCGGGTGAAGCGGCTGAAGTCATGGTTATCGGCCGGACACCGGTTGTCACCGGCGAACTCGTAACAGTCGGTTCGTCAATCCGTATCCAGAACGGCGGCAAGGCAATGATATTCGCACCGGACACGGATACGACCAGCTATGGATGCGGTCAGGCGCTTGAAGCCTCCGGGGCCGATGGTGAATACGCCTCTGCCGTGGTCAACTTCGCAGTACAGGATAGAGGCGAAGAATAATCGCTACTAAAATAAAATCTAAAAAGGGGGAACGAAAGTGAAAAAATTCGGTAGATTCTATGGTAATCCTACCGCGAGCGATGTTCATGTCGATGCTTCTTTATCCGAAATCGCCATCGCCTATAAAAACAAACAATTCATCGCCGACCAGGTATTTCCCCTGGTACCGGTGAATAAACAGTCGGACAAGTATTTTCTCTGGGACAAGGGTTCATGGCTAACTAATCAGGTCGAAACCAGAACGCCCGGTGATACCTATCCCGAAGCTCGCATGAAGCTTTCGACTGATACCTTTTATTGTGACATCTACCACCTGGGCTTCCCGATTCCAGACGAGAACGTTAAGAATCAGGATGCCGCCATTGCCCTGGAACAGCGCGGCGCCGAGTTCCTTGCACACCAGTTCATGCTAAACCGTGAATACCAGATTGCTTCATCCATCTTTAAAGCCGGAGTCTGGGATACTAATCCTACTGTCGGCGGAGACTTTGTAGCTTGGGACGACGAGGATAACTCCAATCCTCCGGAAGATGTGGATGGCTGGAGCGACACCGTTCTACAAAATACCGGTGTGTTACCCAATACGTTAGTTCTGGGTAAACAGGTATTCAGCAAGTTGCGCCGGAACCCGATTCTCCTGGACATGTTCAAATACACCGGTAAAGGCATCTTAAATCAGGATCAGGTACGCGAAGCCCTTGACGTGGAAAAGCTTCTGGTGGGCACTTGCGTACGCCGGACTTCTTTGGAAGGCGCAGCCGCAGCTGCCCAGGCTTTTGTCTGGGGCAAAAACGCCCTTCTGCTTTATGTTCCGGCCGCGCCCGCTCTCGATGAACCGGCCGCCGGCTATACATTCTCTTGGGATATAGACGGCTCTGGCTTAAACATCAACGTCACTCCCACTCGTCAGGAAGAAAGGGACCGCGATTTCCTGAAGGCGAAACACGCCTTCGATTTCAAAGTCACCGCTTCTGATTGCGGCGTCTTCGCAGCTGACGTAATCAGCTAAAGAACCTTATAAGTGGCCCGGAATATTAACGGGCCACTTAGATCGTAAACGAAAAGGAGCAGAAAATGACAGTTCGATGGAAAGGGGAACACACTTTCAGCCGTTTAACCGTTTCGAAGGTTAAAGTCCTGGGGGGCGCGACGCCGCAAGTTGCGGAAATCGTCGCATATCCTCTTAACAGCCTACAGACGGCCGACGGCGTTCTGAAATATTGCGGAATGCGGGCGGGTGCCCTGAATATTACCGCGATTCGTCTTCCGGCAAGGCCACTTTGCGCGGACGGTATCCATATATGGGACGGAAATCCAGATGAAGGTCTTAAAATACAGGCGCGTAATTATGCGAATAACCTGGATGGAGCTACCCGCGTCGGCGGTGAGCGGGCCCTGAATATTCAGGCTCGAAATAGCGGGTTGAATCTTTCCTGGGTCAAGGCAATGGAAATGAACGCCCGCAACGACAGTGGGAAAAACGTCTCGGAACTTCATGGCTTACACGTGCGAGCCGAAAACTACGGGAACGTATTTACCGACGTCCGCGGAGTTGATATTGAAATATCGGACGAAAACACGACACAGTCCCAGGAACGAATGGGCCTAGTTATCCGTTCGACCGATCTTTCGGGAATGCCAGCTGTGAACGAAGTATTCAAGATTCTTCATACTTCCACGAACGGCTTTACGAACCTGATTAAATTCGGGTCGGCAACCGGCGACACTTACACGGCCAAAGCAACCGCCGTCGGTTCCCTGGGAAACACCCTGGGTTATGCCAAAGTGGACATTGCCGGAACGCCTGGCCGGATAGCAATATTCGACGAATGGGCCTAAACGGGGCCCTGGGAATATCGGGAAAGGGGGAATTCGAACATGGGAAAAAGCTTGACATGGCGTTGCCTGGGTTGCGGGAAAACCCATGAAGGCGGGGCGACAATCCCCGTCAAGTGCCCGCATTGCGGCGACGACGAAAGCGACCAGGCCGAATTCGAAATGGTCGAAGTGTCGGAAACCCCGACGGCGACCGGCGAAAAGAAGGCCAAAGCCCGAAAGTCAAAACCTGAATAATACCGGAAGGAAGGAAGGAAAAGACAATGGTTGCGAAAGCGAAATCGAAACCAAATCCGTTGAACGTGAAAGTCTGGAAGATTGACGTCCGAACCTATCAAGTCCAGGTCGGCGAACACCCGAAAACGGGTCAACCCGTAATGGACAATTACGACGTCAAGGGTTCTTTGACGCGCCTGTTATTTCACCCCGACTTGAAGCTTACGGTTGACCAGGCATTCGAACAAAAGGCCCTGGTTGACCGCATACGG